ATGATTGATTGGAATGTCATTAAAAGCGAGTGGGAATCGACTGATATAACTTTTGTAGATTTAGCTGCTAAACATGGGATAAGCGTTAATAGCATTAGAAGTAAGAAAGCTAGGCAAGGATGGAAGAAGGATAGCAACCCTGCTAAGAATGATAGCGCTAAACCGTTTAAGAAGTTGAAAGAATCTACAAAAGAAAAATCAAGTGGTGTTAAACCGCCGCCGTCATCTAGACCAATCGAGATTATGTCACCTGAAATCGTGGTAAATGTCCCGAATACACCCACTGTCCGTAAGCCACGTAAAAACTCACCTTGGCTCAAGCATATACCGTTTGAAGTATTAGACATCATGCAGGACATGGAAGAAGTTGATCCGTTAGACATCTTGTATGACCAAATTCGTTTACAGTGGTCAATCATTGTACGGGCGCAGGAAATCATGTTTGTAGAAGACAAGGATGATACGACAAAGTTTAAATCTTCAGATGGCATGGATAGTACAGGATATGAGATACACGCAGCGTGGGATAAACACGGGAAATTCATGACGCAACTAACTGCTGCACAGAAAGAGTTACGTGGATTGATTAAAGAGTTTATGACGATTGCTCCTGTGGAAGATGAGCGACGTCTACGTATGGCGCAGATACAGGCAAGCACAGAATTGACTCAATTAACTGCGGCTAAACTAAAGGGCGAGCGCAAGGATACAAGTATGCTAGATGTGTTAATAGGTGCTATGCAGGGGGTGCAAAAGTGATGCTTAAGAAGGTATGGAAAAGTTTTAAGTGGATTATTGTTGATGTATTCTACAGATCCATTTTTAAGGAGTGGTAAGTGATGAGTAAATTAGATACGTTTTTATTATACTTATTCTTTATAATCTTTGCGTTAATGGTAGCTACACCACTATATGCCTTATATAAGTTGGTGACCTTATGAGTGATTCAGTAAAAACTGTATTCTTACTAACTGCTATTGTTGCGATACTAGGCATTGCGTTAGGATGGTGGGGCTAATGAGTAAATTCACGATAGGGCTAATCATAGGATTCATACTTGCAGGGTGGTGCATTTAATGGCTAAACAAATAACATTAGGGGCTAAACAGTTAGCTATGATTCAACGCCCCTTCACGCATACGTTAGAAGTAGAAGAAGGAACACCTCGTAGCGGTAAGACAACGGGTGTCCATTTCCGTTATGCAAGGTATTTAGTACAGAGCCGTGACACTTCTCATATGATTGTGGCATACAACCAAGAACAGGCTTACCGTTTAATCATTGATGGAGATGGAACGGGACTCATGCATATATTCGGCAACTTAGCAGAAATTAAGCATGATGAACACGGATCGCATCTAAAGATACATACTCCATTAGGTGAGAAGAAGGTCTATTATAAGGGCGGAGGAAAGAGCAATAGTGTAGGCGCTATCACAGGTATGTCACTAGGCTCTGTCGTGTTCTGTGAGATTAACCTGCTTCACATGAGCATGATACAGGAGTGTTTCCGTCGTACCTTTGCCGCTTTAGACCGTTTCCATATGGCAGATTTAAACCCACCTGCTCCATCTCATCCAGTTATTAAAGAGGTATTCGATGTACAGGACACATTGTGGACACACTGGACACCGAATGACAATCCTATACTAACCGATGAGCGTAAAGAGGATATTAAGAAAGCACTGATGAAGAATCCTTACCTGTACAAGCGTGACTGGCTAGGACAACGCGTTATGCCTGAAGGACTTATTTACTCCATGTTCGATGTAGATGATAATAAGTGGGAAATGGTACAAGGTAAGCCCGTTGAAATGTTCTTTAGTGCCGATGGAGGGCAGAGTGACGCTACATCCTGCTCCTGTAATATCGTTGTGCTACACGAGGGTAAGTACAAACTACTAAGAGTAGCGAACTACTACCACAGTGGTTCTGATACAGGGCAGACCAAAGCAATGTCCGTCTACGCAAAAGAAATTAAACAATTTATAGAATGGTGTTATAATAAATTTGAACTAAGATACTCAAATGTATTCGTTGACCCTGCTTGTAAAGCACTGCGAGAAGAACTGCACCTCATCGGTATTATGACCCGTGGAGCAGATAACAACGCATCGGACAAGCTAGGTAATGCAAAGGGTATGGAGGTAGGTATTGAGCGACTACAGACGTTAATGGGCGACAGACAGTTTATGCTTGTCGAATCAGACCAATATGACCATTATCATTTCCTACGGGAGATTGGTTTATACGTGCGTACTGAGAATGGCAAACCAATAGACGACTATAACCACTCATTAGATGAATGCAGGTACTCTGCGAACTACTTCTATAAACGTTACGTCAAAGGTATAGGAAGGGGATAAACATGAAAGACCATTACATTATTAAAGTTGGCAGTATGTACATCTCAAGTGCAGAAATGGAAAGCGGTCATAATCCTTGGTCAATTATAAATCTGTCCAGTCGTAGGCAAGACGCTAAACAGATTACGAACCTTGAGTTTGCACAACGTGTAAAGTATGAGACACAGGGTACGCTGATCAGGGTATCCTACTCGGTAAGTGAAGAGGTGATTGACTGATGCACGAGAAATGGATAGTAAGGGCTAACCGTATGTATGTAGTAGAACACAAGTTGGCGGACTTGTATAACAAGAGTGATAGACTGCGATTAAGCAGTGAGAAGGATTATGCCCAAGAGTTCCACACAAAAGGTGCGGCGCTTCATGTAGCCATCATGATTGGTGGGGTGGTAGAACGTGTTTAATGCTATCAGAGCAACTATTAGGAGGTGGGCTTATAAAATGGGACTATTAAAGAATGTGGATCAAAAGCACTTTAATGATTTAGCTTTAACCGATGAAATGGAGCAAGCTATCACGCAGTGGCGCGATATGTACAGGGGCTACTACGCACCGTTCCACGATACAACGTATAAAACAGTAGACGGTATGACACATGCACACCGTATGAAGTCTCTAGGAATGGCACAGGTTGTATCTAGTGAACTGGCAAGCCTTATGTTCAATGAGCGCTGCTCTATCTCACTGGAAGACATGCAAGCGGATGAGTACATTAACGGTGTACTAGACGAAAACAGTTTTACAACGAACTTTCAAATTAATATTGAGAAGATGTGCGCTTTAGGAGGTATGGCTATCAAGGTGTATGCGACTGAAGAGGATGGCGTAATGCTAGGCTATGCATCTGCTGAGGACTTCATACCGCTTGCACATAATGGCAGGATTGTAACAGATGGCGTATTTATAGCGGATAGAGTGAAGAAGAATGACCGCCAATATATCTTACTTGAGTTCCACACATGGGAAGATAAAACGTATGTCATTACTAACCGTTTATACGAGTCATATGACGGCGTTCAACTCTCAACAGAGGTTAGCTTATCAACGTTAGATAAGTACGCTGATTTAGCACCTGAAACGCGTCTAGAGGGCTTAGAAGAACCGTTATTCGTGTACATGAAGTTAGCCTTACCTAATAAAATCGATTTAAATTCTCCAATCGGTGTATCCGTATTTGCTTCAGCACTTGATACACTAGAAGCGATTGACACGAAATACGATAGCTACGATAGAGAGTTTAGACTAGGTAAGAAGCGTATCATCGTACCGACTTCAGCAGTACAAGCTGTACCTGACCATAACGGGGTCTTCAAACGACTATTTGACGTAAACGATGAAGTGTATGAAGCCCTGAACTTTGACACTGGTGATGACTTCATTAAGGACATCTCAACAGAACTGCGTGTACAGGAGCATATTGATGCGATTAACAGTGAACTAGAGCTACTGTCCATGCGTACAGGATTCAGCGCAGGTACGTTTACATTCACAAGCCAAGGACTGAAGACGGCGACTGAGGTAATCAGTGAGAACAGTAAGACGTACCGCACACGTAGGCAACATCTTACAGGCGTAGAAGAAGGACTAAAACATCTTATTCGCTCTATCCTTGTTGTTTCCGATTTGTACGGATTCTATGCAATAGCTAATCCATATGAACAGGATATAGCGATTAACTTTGATGATAGTCTATCAGAGGACAGAGACACGAATGCAGATTACTGGATTAAACTAAAAACAATGGGCTTATCACCTACTGTACTAGCTATTCAGAAAGTGCTGAAGGTGACAGAGGAAGAAGCACAGGAAATGTATGAACTGATTAAAGAAGAACAACAGGCTGCAATGCCTGTTATGGATGCGTCATTTAGTGGTGACGAACCTAAAGACGATGAAGAGGAAGTAGTTGAGGATGATGAAGAACAAATCGACTGAGGAACTTAGTCTTTTCATCATAAACATTTACTTGCAAATAGAGTCTGAAATATTAGATAATATAGGCAAGACCTTGGCAATGCCTGAAGGAGAAGTAAACATTACTGAATGGCAGTTAATGAAACTTAATCAACTTGGAAGGCTTACCGAGGAACACTATAAAATCATGGCTAGTAAGTCAGGGCTAACGGTGGAAGCTATCAAACTAATACTTGAGAAAGAAGGGTATGCAGGTGCATCCCTTGTCGATGGTATGGTTGGTGCTACGCCTGTGGCTCTGACAGCTAGCAACACCATCGCCGCTACACTGATGCTCTTAGAAGCACAGGCAGTAAATAAGTTAAACTTAGTGAATACGACAATGCTATCAGGTGCTAGGCAGGTCTATCTTGACATCGTGAATGAGACAACGGCTAAAGTCCTAACAGGATTGAAAACGCCACACGAGGCATTACGCGAGGTATCAGGGAAGTGGGCGGAGCGTGGTGTCCCCACTATACGTGACAAGAAAGGTAGAGTGTGGAGTACAGAAGCATATGTACCTATGGTTGTCCGTTCTACTGTGAAGAAAGTCTCATCTGACTCTCAGATCGCTAGAATGGACGACCATGATATAGATTTAATCGAGGTAAGTTCACACATGGGCGCTAGACCGAAATGCGAACCGTATCAGAGTCGTATATTCAGTAAGAGCGGTCGTAGTAAAAAGTATCCTGCTTGGAGTACCACATCATATGGACAACCTGACGGACTGCTAGGCATTAACTGTCATCATGTCATCTATCCGTATGTAGAAGGTAAGTCCACACAGAGGTACAAGCCTTACCCGAAAGCACAGAACGACAAAGCCTATGAGCAGAGCCAACAACAACGCAGTATTGAACGTGCTATACGTGCCAAGAAGAAGCGTTTAGTAATGGCTAAGGCTACAGGTGACAAAGATGCGATTAAGCAAGCTAACCAACAAGTACGACAACAACAGGAGCGCATGAGAGAGTTCTTGAAAGCCACGGGAAGAAGACGCAAGCCTAATAGGGAACAGATAGTATAGTTCCAGTGAGGAAGTGATCCGTTATCTCGTCAGGGCAGTACGATAACTGCCCAACTAATAAAATAACATTCGTGGCGTTGCACGGTAAAAACGAAAATGTGGAGGGATATAGATGAATAAAGAGCAATTAATCGCGTTAGGATTAACAGAAGAACAAGCAAATGCAGTTGTGGAAGGCTACGGAATCATGATTCCAAAAGCGCGCTTGGATGAAAAGATTGCCGAGTTAAAAACTGCACAGGACTTAGTTGCCGAACGTGATAAGCAGATTGAAGATTTAGGCAAGAAGGCAAAAGGTAATGAAGAGTTACAGAAACAAATTGCTGACTTATCTGAAGCTAACAAGAAAGCGGCTGAAGAATATGAAGCGAAACTTCATAAAGAGCGCTATGATATGGCTTTAGAAAAGGCTTTATCAGGTGCAAAGGCAAAGAACGTAAAAGCCTTGACGGCTTTACTAGATTTAGATAAAGTTAAATTAGAAGATAAAGAGTTAAAAGGTTTAGATGAGCAGTTAAAGGCTTTACAGGAGTCTGATTCATACCTGTTCAATATTGAAGATGACAAGCAAGACGACCCTGAACCACCTGCGACTCCGAAACCTCGTTTTAGTTCAGGTCAGCACCAGGGCAATAATGACCCTGCTGACGCGTTCGCTGCTAAGTTAGCGAAATATAAAAAATAGAGAAGAGGGATACAATGGGAACTAAAAACCAACAATTGGCTGCTAAGACGTATCAAAAGCAGTTTAAAGAAATGTTACAAGCGGTATTTTCTCACCAAGCGTACTTTGCTGACTTTTTCGGTGGTGGTATTGAAGCGTTAGACGGTGTACAAAATAACGAAACTGCGTTCTACGTAAAAACTTCTGACTTACCTGTTGTGGTAGGTACAGGATATAACACGGATGCAAACGTAGGATTCGGAACAGGTACTTCTAAATCTTCTCGTTTCGGTGACCGTCAGGAAATCATCTACATTGATACTCCAGTGCCTTATACATGGGGTTACAATTGGCATGAAGGTATTGACCGTTACACAGTGAATAACTCTATGGAGTCCGCTATGGCTGACCGTGTTGAGTTACAAGCACAAGCTAAAACAATGTTATTCGATAAAAAACATGCTGAGTTTATCGTAGCTAACGCAGGTAAGACAGAAGCGTTAACGGCTTATGATGAAGCAGCAGTGTTAAAGTTATTCAATAACTTATCTGCATACTACATCAACATTGAAGCGATTGGTACAAAAGTTGCTAAAGTCGGACCTGAACTTTACAATATCATTGTGGATCACCGACTAACAACTAAGGAAAAAGCTTCAGGTGCTAACGTGGATAGCAATGAAATCGTTAAATTCAAAGGATTCTTAATTGAAGAAGTGCCACAGGCTAAACTTGGTGCAAATGCAGCATTAGTTTACATCAAGGGTGTTGGTAAAGCCTTCACAGGTATTACAACGGCGCGCACTATCGAATCTGAAGACTTTGACGGCGTAGCGTTCCAAGGTGCAGGTAAAGCAGGAGAGTTCATCCTAGATGACAACAAACCTGCGGTAGTAAAAGTAACTGCTCCTACTGTTACTCCTTAATAAAATAACAACTTAAAAAGCCTACTAGCAATAGTGGGCTTTTCTTAATAAGAAAGGATGGATAATATGGCAAAGTTTAAAGCGTTGCAAAATTTCGTATCTGAAGAACTAGGACTTATTGAAGAAGGGGAAGTAAAAGAGATTACCGTTACAAAGGCGGATGAGATTAACGCACACACATTGGAATACTACAGAAGCCTAGTCCTAGAGCGCGTAGAAGAGCCAAAGAAGGCAGGTAAGAAGTAATGTTATACATTACACCTGAATATTACAAAGACGAGTATTTAGGCGTCCCTGTACCTGAAGAAGAACTACCATGTTTGATAAAGAGAGCGAGTGAAGCGATTGATGTTATCACGCATTACCGCATTGTTAATTATGGTTTTAGCAACTTCACGCCGTTCATCCAAGAGCAGATTAAAAAGGCTACCGCTGCTCAAGTAGAGTTCCTTAATCAGAATGGAGAGTTAGTAGGTTCTGTCATAGAAGGTGGCGGAGGCGGATTTACTATTGGTAAGTTTTCCTCAAGCGCACCTGACGCTTCACAGGCGTCCGCAGTTGCTAACCGATACGCTCTTACGGTAATTGACTACCTCTCACCTACAGGGCTGCTCTACAGTGGTGTAAGAACGGTTCAAAGGAGGGTGTACTAATGATGAAACCTATTCCAAAGCATCTACTCATCCACACTGTTCAATATGCCGAGTACACAGGTACGTCAGGAGGATGGGGCGGTACAGGTGGTAGTTATAAACCTGCCGTTGCTTATAAACAGGTACGCATGGAGCCATCTACTAAGCTACTTACCGACAGTACAGGAAACTCTGTATCTGCTAAAGCCGTTCTGTTCATTGATATGGTAAACTCGGATTACAATAACAACATTCCGAAAGAGAAATCCAAGATTACTTTTGAGGGGATCACTTTTATAGTTGGGCAGGTAGATTACCTGTATGCTAGAACACTGCATCATCTTGAGGTGTATCTCGTATGATACGCATAAAAGCCAAGATGCAGTGGAACACTGACCCGAAAGTAAAAGTAACGAAAGCATTAGAGAAGGCACAAGTTGTATTGGATGAACAGGTATTGAAGGATTCTAACTACTTCATACCGAAGGATACAGGGCAACTAGAAGATAGTTCTATTATCGCTTCCCGTATCGGTGAAGGGGAGTTAATATGGGATACGAAATATGCCCGTAAAGTGTATTACGGAGTGGATATTAACTTTCATACTGATATGAACCCAAACGCTCAAGCACTATGGTTTGAAGCGGCAAAGTCGAGGTTCTTATCTGATTGGGTGAGAGCAGCAGGACAGGAGGTCAAAGATAACATATGATTTGGTTAATGGAAACACTTATGATGAACACAACGGAAAACGTCAATGTCGATGTACTGGATGTAGACAGTGATTCCATTGCTATCCGTCTCGTACCTACTGCGCCCTCTGCCGCTATGCTAGATGGTGAATTAGCTAAAAGACAGGTTCAACTCCTTGTGAAGAGTGAAGACCAACGGAAAGCAATGGAGCAGATTGAAGAACTAACCGAGCAATATAAAGACTTGCCTAGAAATCACTATACGCCCTATAATAATAAGTATAGGATGATTAGTGCGGATGTGTATACCGAACCTAATTTTGTCGATAAAATCGACAATAGGTTTTATGTGTATACGTCCATCTTACAATTTGAAATGGAAAGGATGATATAAATGGCATTAACAGGTTTCTTAATGAACTATGGCTACAAATTTGCGGTCAAACAGGGAACTGGCGCTGACCTGCCTATCGCCAAGGGTATTACTGGCGTTGATCCTGACAACAATGAAGAAACAGAAGACACGTTTTACTACGACGGTAACGGTTCAGCTGAAACGGACGTAACAGGATACAAGTTATCTTATGCGTTTGAAGGACACCGTAACTATGGCGACCCTGCTCAAGATTTAATCATGGGATTAGCTATCAAAACAGGTCCTGAGCGTAAAGTAACATTTACTGTTACAGAGCCAAACGGTGACAAGTATACAGGTCCTGCGACTGTTTACGATATTAAGTTACCGGGCGGTGACGCTAACTCAAAAGGGGAGATTGAATTCACAATCGCCTTTGACGGTAAGCCTACCTTCACAAAAGCACCTGTCACACCTTAATAATGGACAAGCAAAGAAGAGGTTGCGAACCTCTTCTTTTTTAATTATACTAAATACATAAACTACTTTAAGGGGATGAAATAATATGAGTAACGTTGTTAAATTTAATTTTGAGAAGAAGCAAGATAAAGAGATTGATATTAATGGAGAATTGTACAACATCCCGATGGATGATGAATCTAAAGATAAATACGTTATCGCGACTAGAAACTTTGGACAAGGCGCAAAGGAAATCGCTGAAATGAACGTTAACCTGATTGAACTATCTGACGAGGAAGTCAAAGCACTTACCGTTAAACAACGCGGATTGATGAGTGATTTAATTGAAGCGGTACTCGGTAAAGGTACATTCAAAAAGATGTACACTTTAGCAGGAAAGTCAGTTAATAACTTGATGCCTTTAGCGCAGGAGTTATTACGACTAATCAGTGATGTAAGTGAGGATCAACTCGAAGAAATCCAAAATAAATACCTTCAAAACGGTAAAAAATAATGTTTAGCCTGACGGAAAGAAACTCAGACATTTATAGATGGCATGGCGTAGATATAGAGTTAAACCTTGCCTTTGATAATGTGCTTGTATTCCTGAAGATGTTCGGTGACGCATCAATACCTATGGAGCGTAGAATGAAGATAGCACTTACCATGTTAGTTGTGGACAAGGATATATTAAAGCCTATATCGGAACACGGTAAACTGCTAGACTTTACGTTTGATATGTTGCGAGACAAGCTGAACCTGCGAATCAGGGATGAAGATAAACTTCCCGTCAAGGATAATTCCGATAATGAGAATGAAGAAGAGTTAGACGAACCCGTACCCGTGTATGATTGGGAGGAAGACGCGGGCTACATCTACTCTTCTTTTTTATTCGATTACGGGATTGACTTGATTGAGCAACAGGGCAAGCTAACATGGGATAGATTCATCCAACTATTCCACGACCTATCCGAGAAGAGTAAGATGGGACAAGCTATGTATTATCGCACCTGCCCTATCCCTAAGAAAGAAAAAGGAAGCGACAACGAGGAAAGAAAGCGTATAATTAAAATGAAGAAATACTACATGCTTGAGAAAGCTAGACCGATAATCGAGCGTAACGAGTACCGAGCATACTTGAGAAATAAAAATAGAAAACCACCGCAAAAGGAGTGAGGTAATTGGCAGATGGAAGAATAACGATAAATACAGAAATGGATACAGGAGATGTCCTGCGTGACATCGATAGGATTAATAGAGAGCTAGACAGAATGGCTAACCATTCTGCGAGTGCAAGTAACCAAGCGGCACACAGTTCTAGCCAAGCATTTAACGTTATGAGTCATTCCGCATTAAACTCTCTAGCTAATATGGGACACGGCGTTAGCAACAGTTATAGTCATATGCTGAATACGTCTAACGTGACATACAACGGAATGTCAAACCATGCACACAGTTCATTTAACCAACAACAAAATGCGGCTCACGCTTTAGCAAATGCCGCAAACCAACAATACAACAATATGGCTCATTCAGCGCAACAGTCGTATCAGCAACAAGCCGCTGCGTCTCAACAGGCGTACCATGCTACAAATGGATATGCTCAATCAGCGTATCACCAGCAACAGGAAGCGGCTCACCTTGCTTGGAACTCTATGAGCGCTGAGTCAAGAGCGATGCATAATGAAATGAGACAAGCGTGGCGATCCCAGCAAATGGCAATGGGACCGATGCGAGACCAAATGATGAAGACGCAATACGACTACTTTAAACTTACGCAAGCGTCTAGGACATACCGTGGTACGACTGAGGAATTCATGGGAACTGTTCGACAGTTAGGAGCAGAGCAGAAGAGAGCGGCAGATCAAGCGTTAGCGGCTAACGAGTTAGCGAAAATGAGTATGATTCAAACGGCGGGTACGATGATGAATATGTCAACGCAAGCCGAGAAGATTACAGGAAACTATCAACGTATGCGTAACCCACTGTACCAAGTTAACGCGGGCGGTCTTGCTATTGCGAATAGCTTTAACAAGTTAGCACTAGCAGGGGACGCGTCTGTGCTAGCGCTTAAAATGCTTGGTCCAACTGCTAACATGAAGCAGTTAACAGACATGCAGAATATGATTACACAAGGTCAAATGAGAATAGGTATGGTTGCTATGGCTACGGCAGTAACGGCAGGTATCGCCTATAAGTCTCTATGGGAAGCCGCAAAAGGTCCTGACCCTTCTAAGATATATGCAGAGCAGGAAGCAGCACTTCAGAAGTATAAGGACGCAGTTGTCGCACGTACCACTGAAATTGTGAATACGTGGAATATCTTTGAAAAGGCGCAAACGAATGCTACCAAGCCACAGACGCTTATGACTAACTTGCAAGGTCAAGTTAATGTCATGAAAAACTGGAATGCTAACCTGAATAGTATCGCACAGAAAGCACCTAAAGAGTTTGCGGACTACCTTTCTCAACTTGGACCGAAAGCAGCGGGAGAAGTAGCGGCAATTAATAGTATGTCTCAACCTGAGTTGGATAAATACGTTGCACTGTGGCAGGAGAAAACGGCACTTGCTAAAGAACGGGCTACTACTGAACTGGAAGGACTAAAAGCTGAAACGCAAGCCAAGATTAAAGAGTTAGGTGACTCGTTAACACCTTTAGGTATTGCATTTGAGAAGTTCAAGTCTGTATGGACGGATGCCTTAAAACCTATGGTTGAAGCATTCCAAGCGGTACTCGTACCTGTACTCGAATTTGCAACTGAAATAGGTAAATTGGTTATCAAGTTCAATGAAGCTAACCCTACGTTAGCATTGTTCGTTCAAGGTGCTATGATGCTTGTTCCTGCGCTTATGTTACTACTCTCTCCACTGGCGGCAGGCGTTGGGCTATTCAACGGTATCAAGGTTGCAATGAACGCCGCATGGATGATTATTGGACCGCTTGTTACTGGTCTTGCCGCTATGAGTGCCACAGTATGGATTGTAGCGGCGGCAATAGCGGCATTAGTGGTTGGGTTCACTTACCTGTGGAACACAAATGAGGGCTTCAGGAACGCCGTAATATCCGCTTGGGAAGCAATTAAATCGGCGGCCATTGCCGTGTGGAATTTCATACTTAATAACGCAATCCGTCCCGCTATGGCAGCAATAGGTGCATTTGTAGGCGACAAACTTCGCGAGATACAAGCGTTTTGGGATGAGAACGGCGCACAGATTATGCAAGCCGCAACCAATGCTTGGAACGGCATAGTTTCAGCTTGTCAAGCGGCAATGGCTTTCCTGCAACCAATATTCGAGATAGCTTGGATGGTCATTAAGGAAATTGTAATCGGTACTTGGGAAGCTATTAAAAATGTTATCAACGGCGCTCTTAACGTTATCATGGGTATCGTAAAAGTGTTCTCAGGACTCTTTACAGGTGATTGGGATAAGGTATGGGAAGGTGTGAAGCAAATATGGAACGGTGCGTTAGAATTAATTTGGGGTTGGTTCCAGTTATGGGGCGTTGGACGTATCCTGAAATTTGGTAAAACGTTCATGGACGACATCTTTAAAGTATTCCAAAACGTGTGGAACAAGATCAAAGGTGTATGGAATGACGTCATAACCGAGATATGGTACTTCTTCGCTTCGAAATTTGAAGCAGGTAAAGCGGCGGGCACGGCTATCATGAACGCTATAAAAGCGATGTTTCAAACCGTGTGGAACGCGATTAAGAACGTATGGGATACAGTAATGAACGCTATAAAGTCCACGGCGTCCACTATATGGAATGGGATAAAATCCTTCTTAGAAGGCGTGTGGAATGGATTGAAGGGTGTCTTTACAACTGTATGGAACGGGATAAAACTCCTAGCAGACATGTACCTAAACGCCATGAAAACCGTGTACACGACGATTTGGAACGCTATAAAATCGACCCTTACTACAATTTGGAACGGCTTGTCTAGCACCTTCTCATCAGTGTGGAACGGCATTAAGTCTACTGCATCGTCTGTTATGAACGCTATTAAATCGGTGTTCGAAACGGTTTGGAATGCGATTAAAAATGTAGTGAAAACTGTCTTAGACGCAATAAAAAGTACAGTCCAGTCAGGAATGGACGGAGCAAAAAATATTGTATCTTCAGTCGGTAATGCTATCAAATCAGCGTTTACGAACATTTGGAATGGCTTTAAAGATGTAGTGTCAAATACATTCAACACAGTGAAATCAGCAGTGACTAGCGGGCTAAACTCGGCTAAAGACGTAGTGACGAATTTCGGTAAGACATTCTACAATGCGGGTAAAGGGTTAATTGATATGATGGCGCAAGGTATCAAGAATGCGGCTTCAGCAGTAACAGGCGCTATCAGTGACATTGCATCTAAAGCCCGTGACTTCTTACCGTTCTCACCTGCTAAGACTGGTCCACTTTCCGATATTGATAAACTTGATTTTGGAGGGCCTATCACGGATAGTATCCACAGAGCGACAAAAGGTATTCAGGTAAATCTTGCTAGTATGTTAGAACTGCCTGTTATCGGTGCAACTGGTGGAGGGATGACAAGATCGTTTGCAAAGAGTACAATTAATAATAACAACGGCGGAAACACAAATATGATTAATGTACAGCTTGATCCGTCTAATATGGACGAGTTTTATCAAATCGTGGAGTTCTTCGAGAACTTCAAACAAAAGAAAAGAGCGAGGGGATAATATGGCGGATAATATTAAACTGGGGGAACTGCTCAATGAGCGTTCTCCTGTTTCTAAAACGTGGGTTAATTTCGATGGTTCATACACAGTAGAAATGTACAATGATACTATCCATTACAAAGACGAGAACGGACAGTACAAGGAAATAGACCCTACGCTTTCAAAGGGGAACAATTCCGAGTATTTTCAAACAAGTGGAGTACCCTTCGATGTAAAAGTCCCTCAGGTATTTACATCGGGCTATTCCATTAGTGACGGGAATGAAGAATTAACATTTATCCCTGTCGGTGCTAGTGAAGCAAGCGGGCTTTCTAACATAGATAAGTTAAACGAAATTATCTATCTCAATGTTTGGCAGGATACGAACGTTAAACTAGAAGTAACGGCGAATAGCTTGAAAGAAACTATCATACTTAAATCTGAAAAAGCACCCTCAACATACTTATTTGAAGTCCTAGGGGAGCTATCTGACGACTTAAAAACAGGGCGTATGCAATTATCCCCTGCGTGGTTAAAAGACGCTAACGGGACGTATAGGGACGTTGAGCAGAAGCTAGAATATGTCGATGAGACAGGTTCAATGTATCTAAGTTTAGACGTAGATACGGCTAATCTAGTCTATCCGATATATGTTGACCCAACTATCGTAATCAGTAATACGACTGGAGTGTATGGGCTAGAGAACGAGGTACGATTAAACTCACCTTCTGACGTTATACCTAGCCCACTATCGGCGAGTATCGGATACTTGGATACCTACCGTATTTTTATGAAATATCCGAATCTACTAAAAACGATACCTAGCAATGCTCAAATCCTAAGTGCGAAATATAATATGCATGTGGAAAGCGTGTCAGGCTCCACTAACATAAGAGCGGCAATACATGCCGTTATGACTGATTATAGTTCTATGTCATTAAGCTGGAATAACCAACCTGTTATGGATAATACGCTTAAATCTCCTGAGTTGTCTATTACACCAACCGCTAACAAGTGGGTATCCTTTGATATGAAAGACGTAGTACAAGCTATGGTCAACGGTGCGCAAGTGAAAGCGTTTGGTATTAAAACACCTGTGGCTGATGCACCGGGTTGCGTATTCACGATGACATACAACGATGCTTCCAATTGGCGTCCATACTTCGACATAACTTTCAACGTCCCGCCCGATAAACCAACAGTCGTAAAACCGAACGGCGGGGAAGCATGGAATAACCTAGAAACAATCCAGTGGGGCGCATCTAATGATACAAAGGACTTTGTACATGAACCATTCACGCATTCTTATGAATCAGTATACCAAAGTTCTTCAAGCTATGGGCAGTCCTTCACTGTACCTGCCGATAACGCATCACTAAAGAAGGTAGCTTTACGACTGCGTGTAACTCATAATACGCAGGTATACAAAATGTTTTTATCTATCGCCAAACCTCTTAACGGAACATGGGTAATAGATAAGTCTAATATTATAGCTTCACAGGATGTTAATATACCTGATGGAACTAATCTCCAATGGGTAGAAATGACTTTACCTGATTTAAAAATAGCTAAGGGTACACATTTAGCGGTATGGGTAGAAATGAAAACCGGGGGAAGTACAGATTACACGGCTTCAATTTCAAATGGGTACTTCAACCAAAATGAAGGCAACGGTATTGTAAACGGATTTAACGCAGGGTCTAACTTTGTATATAGACTGGAATATGCTGCAGGGACGCCTACGGATCAAATAACGTATCAAATACAATTAACATCGGATAATGGGTCTACGTGGAAAACGATAGTAGACTCAACTCCTGCGGGTGCTACATCTTACCCATATGATTTCACGAATGAGCCTGAGAGTTCCGTATCTAAAATACGTATCAGGGCGTTTGACGGGTACAACTATGGAGATTGGGACGAGTCGGACGGAGTATTTACGATTCAACATAACGTTGCGCCTTTAACGCCTACTGACCTTGCTCCTAATGGTACGATAGAGGATAGAGGTACATCGATTAGAATGTCATGGAAGCATAATGACCCGAACGGAGTTGATCCTCAATCAAAGTTAGATTTACAGTGGAGGGTGCAAGGTAGTGCGGACTGGACAACTGTTACGCAGTCCACTACGAACCAATTTTATAATGCTCCTGCTAACCTATTCCCGGCTAACAGTAAGATAGAATGGAGAGTAAGGACATATGACCAAGCGGGGCTGGCGGGCCCATATTCATATACGGCGTTATTCACGGCAGCAGTAAGGTCTGACAAGCCTACTATCACCTATCCGACTAGTGGGGCGAATGTACCTATAGCACGTCCTACTTTTACATGGTCTCATCCCGACCAAGTTAAATACTGGATAAGGGTAAAAGATGGATCAACTATCATATATGAGACGCAAGCAACGGCAGGAAATAAAGCCCTAACGATTACAAGGGATTTAAACAACAATACCTCATACATTTTAGAAATATCGGTAATGGATTCCAACGGGCTATGGAGTGACTTTGCAAACGTTGCGTTTGTCGTATCTTATACGCCACCTAACATCCCTGTCCTGTCAGCGGATTTAGACAATGTCCGAGGATGGATTACACTTACTATAGAGAGTGCAGACCCTACAGGTACGACTCCTGCTACTACGCATTACAATGTCTACCGTAAAGCGGATAACGGCTCATGGGTTAAAATTGCTGACGGATTGAGTAAAACGAGTTCACGCATACAATGGATTGACCGCACACCTGCGCCTACTAAGGCGGAGCAGTACTTTGTAAGAGCATACGGCGAAAACGGTACTTTCTCGGATAGTGGGTGGCTAACGGCTACAGTCCAATTGAAGTATACACAAATCTCACTTGCTAGTGATCCGACTCAATATGTTACTCTGAATAAGAGAGAAGCAAGCAAGGAAAAGGCTACTCGTAGAAGTGTAATAACCGAATACGTGGGAAGACCGTACCCGATGGTAGAGTTCAGCAGTAATTACAGTAGAGAGTTTGATTACACTTATAAGGTGTACACATATAGCGATGTAGAGAAGATGCGCGGATTTGCATTCTCAGGTGAAGCCCTGTTACTGCGTGACAATTGGGGCAGGAAGGACTACGTTACATTTGACACGATTGATGTTCAAGAAGGTCGTATACAATGGAACATTACTTTCCATCCCGTTAAAATATATTATGTGGAGGGGATTTCGTGATAAAACTTGCACGAGATGGGTACACGGATGATGAAATAAAAGCAGTATTACACGGGAAGCAGGGCGCACGCTCTGTTTCTTTCCGTTATGAATTGTTAGATAAGGATAACAACTTTAAAATGGACCTTTACAATGTTACAGATGCGTCTATTGACTATGGTATTTTTAACGAGATTAATAGGACTGCTAAGTTTAATATCATGGAAAATAAACTAGTACAGATTAATTATCTGAGTGACCGCATCCGCCCATATATGATTTTGGATATGCCTGCTATGAAAAAAGCAGGTGTGAACAAACCGAAAAGCAAAATAGAGTTCCCGCTTGGTATATTCCTATTATCTAGTCCTGACCGTGTAGACGCTGATGACGGTATTGTGCGTTCAGTAGAAGCCTATGACCTTAGTAAAATACTACATGATGATTGTGTAGACGACATCTACACAGTCCCAAAGGGTACGAATTATAAGCAGGCTATCATCGCTGTATTACAGAGCGCAGGTATTAAGGACTATAACATCGAGGACACGACTAAAGCCACAACACGGGACATTGAGTTTGAAGTAGGCACGCCTAAGATAAAGATAGTGAATCAGCTTTGTAATAACGTAAACTTCACTTCTATCACAGTGGATATTTACGGGACATTTAGAACGTTCACGTATATGTTACCTGAAGAAAGAGCAATTGATTACACGTATGAAGATAACGATTTATCCGTCATCATGCGTGGTATGCAGGAGCAGCTAGATACGTTCGCCGTACCTAACAAATGGATAGTAGTTAGAACCAACGCTGAAGAAGCCCCGCTGCGTTCCGTGTATACAAATGACAATCCTGCATCACCTACTAGTACGATAAACCGAGGGCGCACCATCGTTGATTACAGAGAACTAGAAGACATTGCGGATCAAGAAGCACTTGACGCCCATACAAAACGGTTAGCAAGTAACGCTTCACAAATATACGGGAAGATTAAGTTTAATACGGCGTTAATGCCTATGCATGACTACCATGACATTATTCACCTCAAATACAGTAAACTAGGTATAGACGACAAGTTTTCTGAAATAGGATGGACAATGGATTTATCCGCAGGGGGCGTTATGAACCATGATGTAAGGAGAGTGGTCTATATATGATAGATGTTACGACGTTTCTAGACCTGACTGAAACAGATAATTCGAATCAAGTTCCTGTTAAATTTGGGACGATACCGCCCAACTATACATCGGGTAGACCGAGGGTTATTATAGACGGGAATACCGCGGCTACAGTTAAAGCATATCCATACTTATCTTCCTATACACCTGCCGCAAATCACCGTGTCATAATTGTAAAAGGTGTGATATTAGGGCGTATCATTTAATAGTGACATAACTTTCCTGTTAACCTATAATTATGGTAAGGGGTATCAGAGAAAGAGGGTGTTAATGGGAGATGGAAGTAAGCGCGGCTTTTAAATCAGCAGTAATAGTATTAGGTGGCTCAGTAGGATGGTACCTAGGCGGTTGGGACGCACTTTTGAGGTTTCTAGTTATCCTGACAGTGATAGACTTCATAACGGGATCAATCGCCGCTACAGTAAAAGGAGAAGCAAAAAGTAAAGTAGGCTTTATCGGAATTGCTCGTAAAGTATTCATTTTCGTATTGGTTGGCATTGCAACTCACTTGGACAACCTGTTTGGGTCAGCAAGTGCTTTACGTGAAGCGGTATTATTCTTTTATATTGCGAATGAATTACTTTCTGTCATTGAAAATGCAGGGCGTATGGGCGTACCGTTACCTCCTGCATTATTAAATGCGGTAGCAGTTCTAAACGGTAAGGCAGGCAAAGAAGATAAAAAAGAAGGGTGAGGAAAGACATGGCAGATGAATTATTTAAACTGAAGAGCATAGAACTTGATACTTTCTTAGATAAAAACAATAACCCTGTCACTTATTTCTCACAGGGTGACAGATTAAGTGACAAACTCTACATCGACCTTTCTAACCGAGATACAGAGATTGACCTTGCAACGGCTTCACAGGTAAGAATTGATTTTAGAAAGCCCGATAAAAAGCTAGTCTTCCAGTATTGTTTAATTGAGGATGCGGCTAAAGGTATTGTATCTGTTATATTAAACTCTCAAACTGTGGCAGTAGCAGGCGAGGTTTACGCAGAAGTAACAGTAATCTATCCGAACGGCAAACGTGTCGTAACGAGACAATTCACCTTCCTTGTTACAGAAGCGATCGCAGGGGATGCATCTATTGAATCCTCTGACTTTGCCCCTATGATTGATAGAGCAGTCGAGTTAGGCGACTTGATGGTCGAGCAGAATGTAACACCTCAGCAGTTAGTTAACGCAGGTTCGTTGGCTGCAAACTCTCTGCCTAAGTCGGGCGGTACTATGACGGGTAATATCGACATGGATATTTCAGTCGGGTCTAAAAGCAAGGGCTACCGTTGGAGAGATGCTAATGGCGCTTTGTTCGGGCTTGAGACGTCTACGACAGGAGAGTTAATCCTGTACGACTATAAAAACGGCGGGAGGGTATTCCAGTTCGACCCGACATCTAGACGATTTACAGTCTTGTCCGATACAAATCTCCTAAAGAAAACAGGCGACACGATGACAGGACCTCTTGATATTAATAGTGGTATCTTCATGAGACTTAAGGGAGAAACAGGTAAACGAGATTGGATTGTCTTTAGAGACTCTGCTCATGAGAGTGTCGTATTTGCTCCACGATTAGCTGATAACTCTGACTGGGACTGGTCAAAACAGATAGAGTTCCGTCCAGATAACTTTATAGTTAATGGAAGTACAAACCTCATGAAGAAAACAGACTACACAGCAAAGGACGGACGAGCAGATTTAGTCTTGACCGCCGATGCTGCTAATTTCGATACTTCTAGACCTCCTGGGGCAGTTAGACGAGGTAACACTGTAACTATTAGGGGAGCAATAGGGGTAAGTGCTTCAGCTACTGCTAATCTAGTGACGACATTACCTACAGATATGAGACCAATAGACAGTCTAACACAGACAATTCTAACGAATGATGGATCAGCAACAACTTTAGAAGTATACCCTGATGGAAGGGTAATTTTATCTAACTCTGCAAAAGGTAAAAATATCTACATTGTTTTCACTTACGTAGTAGATTAAGGAGGAAAGCACATGGCTAAATATTACGGTTATTGTTATGATGAAAACGGGAAGTTCACTGAGATGATTCCGATTGATGAGAAACCGATTTACGAGAAGCAAACATTCGAACGCGAAGAACAGAAAGAAGTTGTCACGGAAGAAAAGTTATGCGCATTGCACCAGTCCATTGAGGATGGCACGTACAAGCCTGAGATTGACGAAGATACAGGTGAAGAGTTACCAGTGATCAGCAAATACGAATGTCCTGACTGTGTAGTGGCACAGGTTAATTATGAAACTATCAAAGTGCCATACGAGGAAGATGTCATTGTAGGTTATGAACCTGACATCCCTCCTAACTGTACTTTAGAAGTTTGTCCTTGGTTAGCTTACGAGTCTGTATTTAACGGCAAGGTATGGCTTAAAACGAAAGAACCTAAGCCAACTCCTGAGCCTATACCTGAACCTGATGAGGTAGAGTTACTAAGAGATGAATTAAAAGTTACGAAAGCGGCTTTAGCTGATTTCATTATGCAGCAAGCATTGAGGGAGGGTCTATAATATGGGTGAGTTTATGGGTATGATGATTTCTCAGGGGTATTACACGTATGACGAGGTAATGGCGAAACGTCCTGATTTGCGAGAAGGCGTTGAAAAGTATTTAAATGAACATGGTTTCTCACATCTTATTACACGAAAGGAAGGGGCTTAATAATGGATAAATTTACAGTACATGCAGGGCATACTCTTGGCGGAGGTGCTAGCGGCAGCGGCTTTGAAGAGTCAGCCGTTGCCCGTCAGTTCTGCCCAGTATTAATCGATGCTTTACGCAAAGTAGGGGCAACAGTAACGGACTGCACCGACAACGTAAGTACAACGCAAAGTGCGAACCTTACGCGTCTAATTAATCTCTGTAACGCGGTTAACCGTGACCTAGACATCTCGTTACATTTCAACTCAAGCGACGACCCTGCTGCTACGGGCGTAGAAGTCCTGTATTACGACCAAAGAGCGTTAGCGGCTAAAGTATCGGATGCAATCTCTAAAGCGTCAGGACTGCGAGACAGAGGTCCTAAAGAGCGTAAAGACCTAGCAGTATTAAACGGGACTAAAGCCCCTGCTATTCTGATTGAGTTGGCTTTCATTAGTAACGCTTCAGATATGAAGAAATTCTTTGATAACATGCAAGCTATTGCAAATGCGATTGTACAAGCCGTTACAGGCAAAGCAGTAAATGTTGATCCGCCTGCTCCTAAGCGCACCGCTACTATTATTACAACAGGCGGGTTAGGGCAGGATGCGGCTAAACAAGCAGTTGATATGATGTTCGCTAAAGGTTGGTACGGAACTCTTACCTTCCAAACAGACGGCATTGCCGTATTAAAGACTGGCGGGCTATCAGGTGATAAGTTACAAGCGGCAAGGGAATACTTTGCATGGCGCGGATGGTGGTATCAAGAAGAAGTGATTGAGTATTAAAAGTCCTCTGATGAGGGCTTTTTTTGTAGTTCAATTTGTAGTTCTAAATTATTAAACTACAGACTCGTACATATAAGTTTGTAGTTCTAAATTATTAAACTACACTAAAACTACACTAAAACTACAGGGTTGCGCCTTACTCTCCGTTGACCTCATCAATTCTTGTAGTTCTGTAGTTCTATTTTATATAGAGCAGAAAAAAGTAATAATTTTTACTAAAGTAGTTTATATAGTCTAAAGTAGTTTAATAGAAAATAGGGTATTGTATATAGTATAGAAAAATTGAACTACAGAACTACTGAACTACACGGAAAGATTTACTATAAAAAACTTTAAATAATCTATTGCACTTTAGAAAAGATAATGTTATAGTAATTACAGGCAAACGAAGAGAGGTGACACAAGATGGGAAAGAAAAAAGGCTATAAGCAACTTAAATTGTACTTTGTAGCGAATGAGATTTCACAACGTGAAGTGGCTAAGTTCTTAGGAATCCGAGAAGATGTTATGTCTCAGATTATGGGCGGGTACGGTAGAAAGTTTACTATCGATGAAGCGGTTAAAATCATTACAAAGTATGGTGGTACGATTGATTTATTCACAAATCAAAAATAAAGGGGATATTAATTATGAAAATTCAAGTTGTTATTGAAGCTACATCTATTCAGGAATACACGGAAGCTATCCAAGCGTTAGCAGCAGGATATACAGTTCAAACTCCTGTACTTAATGTGGCAGCAGGATCACAGGAGAGTGCGGCGGCAGTTGAAACTGAGGAAAAGCCAAAGCGCAGAACTACTACAAAGAAAGAAGCGCAGAAGCCCGCTGAAGAGCCAAAAGAAGAAAAGAAGGTTGAAGCAGAAGAGAAGACCGAACCTGCGAAAACTGAGCAGTCAACAGAGGGTGTATCATTCGTAGATGTGAAGTTGAAAGCGAAACAGTTAGCAAACTTACCTGATGGAAAGTCTGACGTGAAGTTTATCCTTGAAAAGTTAGAAGTTAAAAAGTTATCTGATTTAACTGAAGAACAGTACGCATCGTTCATGGAAATGGCAGAAGAAGCTATGAACGTACCCAAAACAACTGAGACACAAAGTGAAGAGCCTGTGGAAACAGAGGATAAGACGGTTTCAACGGAGACACCTGATGCTAAAGAAGCTACCATTGAAATGATTCGCGGTAAAGCAAAAGAGTTATCAGTGGCAGGATATAAAGAAGATATCAAGGGACTTTTAAAAGAGTTCGGCGCGGCAGCTTTAACAAAAATCCCTAAAGATAAATATGGCGAGTTTTACGCAGCAATGGAGCGTATCGGGTAATGGGCGAGGTTAAACATGGAGAGCGCGCTCACGCTCTTCTAGGTGCTAGTAGTGCAAGTAGGTGGCTAAACTGCCCACCTTCTGCACGACTCACCGAGCACATAGAAGATAGCCGTAACAGTCCATACGCCTTAGAAGGTGAAGCCGCACACGAGTATAGTGAACATTTGTTACGGGCATACCTGTCAGGTAATGACGGTGCTGACATAACCACAGTACAGGACTTTGAACTTGAGAACGAATATTTTAACGATGAGATGGGTGAAGAAGTCGGAAAGTATTGCAATTATGTAACTGAGATATATGAATCTGAAGAGAAAGAACTAGCCACTACATACATGGCTATAGAAACGCAGTTAGACTACTCAGACTGGGTACCTGAAGGTTTTGGCACGGGTGACATACTTATCGTTAACGATGAGCGTTTACATGTCATAGACTTGAAATATGGCAAGGGTGTACACGTTTCAGCAGTGGACAACTCTCAGCTTAAAATGTATGCATTAGGAGCGATTACTAAGTTTTGTAACGAGTATGAGTTTTCTGATATTGTCCTTCATATATGCCAACCTAGATTAAATAACTTTAGTACGTTCGAAACTACAAAGATTGATTTATTAAACTGGGCTAGAGATATTGTTGTACCTGCTGCTAAACTTGCATGGGCAGGAGAGGGAGAATTCAATGCAGGAGACCATTGCCGTTGGTGCAAAGTGAAGGGCAACTGTCAAGCTAGAGCGGACAAGCACTTTGAAGCACTTGAGTATGAGTTCCAAGACCCTGCTCTCATACCTGATGAAGACATAGGCTCTGTACTACATCTAGCCATGCAGCTGAAAACATGGGCGGCTGATGTTGAATCATACGTGAAGAAGCAAGTATTGCAAGGTAAGAGAATTGACGGGTGGAAACAGGTAGCAGGAAGGACTACACGTAAGTTTACGGACGTAAGAGCAGTACAAGCTAGATTAGAAGATGATTTCATAGATGAAAATTTATACTTGAAAGAGCCTGAGATTAAATCACTTTCCGTTATAGAGAAGGCAATAGGCAAGAAAGCGTTCAAAGAGTTACTAAGTGACCTCGTAGAAGTATCTGAGGGTTTACCTACATTAGCACCTGAGAGCGACCCACGTAAGGCAGTTAACACGGTTAATAGCGACTTTGAAGGGGAGGATTTTGACGTATGAGAAAATCATGTATAAATTGCGGAGATAGGTTATATGATGCAAATACTTCATGTGTTTCTTTAGCAGAAGATATGTGCCAAGAATGCCCTACTGAAAAGGAGAACGGTTGATGGAAAACTGTTGTCACGCAGGGTGTACAAGCCCTGCAACCTATACAGGATATATTTACGGCAGAGTAATAGACGACAAGTCGAAACCTGACCACTACATACCTGTGGTGGTTTGTACATTCCATGCTCAACATCCTGATTTATGGCAAGTTAGAAAAATTTTAAAATATCACTTTACAAATTCTAAAATACATTATATGATGTAAATGTACCAAATATAACTAAATAAAAGAAATGGGGAAATTAAAAATGACAAAAGTAATTACTGGTAAAGTTAGATTATCATATGCGAACGTATTTCACGCTAAAGCTATCAATGATGGAGAAGCGAAATATAGCACGGCAGTTTTAATTCCGAAGACTGATAAAGTAACAATTAAAAAGATTCAAGACGCAATGGAAGAAGCGAAGAAAGCAGGTAAGGATTCTAAATGGGGCGGAAAGATCCCTGCCAACGCTAAAATGCCATTACGTGATGGAGATGAAGAATTCCCTGAAGATGAAGCGTATGTAGGACATTACTTCTTAAATGCAAGTAATAAACAAAAACCCGGGATTGCGAAGCCAATCGGCAAGGACGCAAACGGTAAAACGAAATTTGAAGAAATTACGGACGAAACAGAAGTGTATAGCGGATGCTACTGCAAACTTTCTTTAAACTTCTATCCATTCAATGCAAACGGTAATAAGGGCGTAGCGGTTGGACTGAACCACATTGTTAAAGTACAAGATGGTGAGCCGTTAGGCGGCGGGGCTTCATTATCTGTCGACTTTGAAGATGAGGATTTTGATATTGATTTAGGTGATGAAGGTGAAGATTTCTTAGATTGATAATTTCGGAGGGTGGACAAGCCCTCTTTTCTATTAAACTATAACTAATATAAAGGATGGTAATCTATGAAAGTAGTACTTTTAAGCCATACGCAAATTTCACAGGAGTTCTTTTTAGAGTTATGCGACGCAGAAGCAAGCGAGTATGCGCTAGAACACCCGATGGGGAAACTGTTAGCTTTAACGGCTATCCGTACATGCTATTCCCCTAATAAACCGAGTGATGTAATTATCAAAGAGGGTGAGAAGTATTTAAATAGTAAAGCGACGGACGGAGGTAAAGGGTCGGATGCAGACCGCCTAATACGCTTTATACAGTCATCCGGGCATACGTCAACACTGGAAGGGTTATCCTTTAACTTTGCTATTGAGGGCGTGTCACGGGCGTTACTGGCGCAGTTAACAAGGCATAGAGTGGGGTTCAGTTTCTCCGTCCAGTCACAACGATATGTGAAGCAGTCAACGGACAGTAGACACGGTGGATTTGATTACGTGATACCTGAAAAGGTAAAAGAGTTCGATGAGGTTCATAATTCATTTAAAGAAATGATGCGGATATCACAAATGCATTATGACATGTTAATACGTGCTGGCGTACCGCAAGAAGATGCACGAGCAGTATTACCAAATGCCGCTACTTGTAATCTCGTAATGACGGCTAACCTTACGGCTCTATTATCTTTCTATTCTAAACGTAAACCTGGAGCAGGGGCGCAGAAGGAAATCACGGAATTGGCAGAGTTATTGAAAGCTAAAGTGGTAAGCGTTGAGCCATGGTGTTCGGAGTTATTCAACTATGAACCACCTAAGAAGAATTCAGAAGAAGAAAAGTTGTTTAGTAAGATATTGGATATCGTTTACAGTGATGAGATTCTAGAAGAGTATAGAATGGAAGAAATAGAAATGCTAATTGATAAATATAAGGGGGATAAATAATATGTTACCTAACCAATATCAGGAGTTATCAAGAAGAACGGCACCAAAGGATATGCCTTTAACGAATATCGTTATGGGCTTAGTAGGCGAGGGAGGGGAAATCGTTGATCTGATTAAAAAGCAGGTCTACCATAACCACCCGATTGACGCAGAATTTAAGGACAAGCTAGAAAAAGAGATTGGTGATTACCTTTGGTATAAAGCTAGGATTTTAGATTATGGTGGAACAGACTTTGCAGAGAAATCTATGTCATTCCCATACATTCAAAAACAGTGTGCAAAGCAAGTTGAGGTATCAGGTATTACGAACATTGCTCTTCTGTTCGGGTTTAAAAATGGCGCATTGGCGTCTAGACCGTTAAATGAAGTAGAGATTATGTATTGGGATGTTAAAATCCTCATGAACTGCATCTGCGCTATCGCTCAACACTATGACGTTAGCATTGAACAAGCGGCAATCAATAACATTATTAAATTGTCTCAACGTTACCCGCAAGGGTTCAGCAGTGAAGACAGTGTAGCAAGGATTGATACAAAATGACTAACCTGTCAATTGATATAGAAACGTATTCCAGTGTTAACTTATTGAAATCAGGGGTCTACAAATACGTAGAATCCCCTGACTTTGAAATACTAATATTCGCTTATTCATACGATGACGGACCGACTCACGTTGTAGACCTTGCTCAGGGTGAGGAACTACCTAACAATGTCATAGTGGACATGCTATCTAATCATGCTACGAAACACGCTTTTAATGCGGCGTTCGAATTGGCTTGTATAGCGAAACATTTTGACCTGAATTTGAATGTTAAACAATGGCAGTGTACAATGGTTCACTCTCTATACTTAGGCTTACCCGCTTCACTAGACCAATCAGCATCCGTTTTAAACGTAGACGCACAGAAAGACAAACGTGGTAAAGCCCTTATTAAATACTTCTCTGTTCCATGCAAACCTACCAAGGTAAATGGCGGGCGTACACGTAACCTACCTGAGCATGACCCTGAGAAGTGGGACATGTACAAAGAATATTGCCGTCAGGACGTAGAAGCCGAGAAAGCGGTAAAACGGAAGCTAAACATGTTCCCTGTACCTGACTTTGTATGGTCGCAGTGGCATACGGATCACAAGATTGTAACTCGTGGTGTAAAGATGGATAGACCTTACTTCATGAACGCAATCAAGATGGATGCTGAAGAAAAGGAAATGCTAACGCAGAAGTTAATCGACCACATGGGTATATCTAATCCGAACAGTGACGCTCAGTTTAAAGAGTGGTTAACGGAAAGGCATATCAGAGTAGACTCACTAGCTAAAGGCGTAATTGAGGAAATTACAGATAAAGTCCACATGAAAGTTAAAGATGGGTTTCTAACTGAATATGAAGGGAGACAGATATTATATGCGCTCGAATTACGAAGCCAACTTAAAAAGACCAGTTCCAAGAAATTCGAAGCAATGGAGCGAGCAACCTGCATGGACGACCGTTGCCGAGGGCTCCTACAGTTTTATGGCGCGAATCGTACAGGCAGATGGGCAGGACGACTGGTACAAATCCAAAACCTGCCGCAAAACAAAGTAAAGGACTTACATACAGCCAGAGAAGTACTAGAGCAGGGTGATACCGATTTAATGGAGTTATTATTTGGTGACATAGCTTTCATCCTCTCACAGTTGGTTAGACCTGCTTTTATACCGTCCGAGGGCAACAGGTTCATCATTTCGGATTACTCCGCAATTGAAGCGATTACACTTGCTTATGTGGCAGGGGAACAGTGGGTGCTAGATGTATTTGCAGGAGATGGAAAAATCTATGAAGCTACTGCATCTAAGATGTTTAATGTCCCTAAGGAGTCAATTAAAAAGGGGCATCCGAACTACGAGTTACGGGCGAAGGGAAAAGTTGCCACGCTTGCCTGTGGATACCAAGGAGGACCAAACGCGTTAATTGCGATGGGTGCATTAAAGTCGGGTATCCCTGAGAGCGAACTACAGGGCATTGTAGACGATTGGCGGAAAGCTAACCCTAACATTAAGAAACTTTGGTACAACGCTAACAACGCAGCGGTAGAAGCCGTGAGAACTAAGAAAAGAGTTCATCTTACAAAAGGTATTTACTACCGCTACGAGAAGGGCATTCTATTCGCTGACCTGCCAAGCGGTCGCAGCTTAACATATATGGGTGCTAAACTCGTAGAAGGTCAGTACGGTGACCAAGTGGAGTATATGGGTTTAGACCAAATGACAAAGAAATGGGGCGCACGTAGATTGTATGGAGGCATCCTAGTCGAGAATCTTATTCAAGCTATCGCCCGTGACTGTTTAGCATTCTGCTTAGATGGTCTAGAGGAAGCAGGTTACCCCGTTGTTATGCATGTGCATGATGAAGTAATTATTGATAAGAAGATAGGTGAGGGAAGCCTAAAAGAAGTGTACGAGATTATGAGCCGCCCGATACCATGGGCAAAAGGGTTAAACTTAAAAGCGGATGGGTTCGAATGTAGTTATTATCAGAAGGACTAAAATTTGAATTTTGTATAGAAACGAGGTCGAAAGATGAAGACATATACGGGCTTTGAAGCAATCGAACGAATGAAAACACATTGGATTCAACGTAAAGGAGCGCCGATGGCACTTGCTTTTACGATTGAAAATTGTGTACTTACTTATTCTCCGAAATATAAAGATAATGGTCGTAACTCTGACATACCTTTAGAGTTTTTCTTTAAAAACCGATTTGTAGATTATGAAGAAAAAGAAAACTAAACAAAAGCGTTATTTTAGCGAAAAAGGGGATAATTAAAATGATAAATATTCAAATTAATGAGGATGTAAAGTTAACGAGTGATAAAGCAGGAATGAATGTTCAGATAGAAGAACGTATTTATAAAAAGGATGACATCGGACTCATCGAACCGACTGAAAACTTTAAAGTGGTCGGGTACTATGGAAGTGTACCACATGCTATAAAAGGGCTTATCAAACGAGGGTTAAATAAGAGTGAAGCATCATCTTTTGAAGGGTTAATTTCTGACATGGAACGAATCGAAAAAGAAATTATGTCAGCCGTGCATCAAATGAATATGTAGTGCATACGCTAAATAGCAGGTATGCTATAAGCGTAACGGAGACTGAGCAGAAAAAATGCTCGGTCTTTTTTAATTTAGGTGTAATATGGTCAATCATAGCGCAAATATCATTTAGTAAAGGAGTGATACACAATGACAAACAGATTTTCGAAACCCGTTGCTTTCAATAAGACAAAAGAGGATGACAACAGAATATTAAAGTATGTAGCCCGTAAAAACTTCAGTGGATTTGCTAAAAAGGCGATGCTCTTTTATATGGAGCATTTAGAACAACAGAAAGGCATTGTTCATAAAGAACCGAAGCGAGTGAAGCCGCCTGTAAAACTGTCCGTTGCTGACCGTCTAAAGCAAGCACAACCAAAAGTATTCAGACCGGGAGGGGTTAACAATGGCTAAGAAAGAATATTTCCCGTTAAAAGATTTCATGGACGGTAGTTACAAAGTCAAAAAGGATAATAGCGTTGTGCAGTCCGTAAAGTGCTTAATGGCAAGTGTGCCGCCAGTATTACTGCTCATACCGAAAATAACTTTAGCCGCTACAGTGAGTAGTTCATTCGGAAATATTCACGGCGTTTTGATGAACGGAATAGACGCAGGAGTCGTACTTGTCCTTATGTTCGGTGGGTGTAGTTGGATATTAGGTCATCGTGGTAAGGCGATAGAGGTGTTACTGTCTGTAAGTTGTGGATATATTTTATGCAGACATAGCGTGGATATTAGAGATTTCTTACAAACTATATAGGAGGGGATAGTATGAAATTCTTATTCGATGGCTCTAAATGGGTATCAGCTACAGCATATATTGGTGAGAAGGCAAAAGAAGGCAGTTTCATGGATCACTTGAATAACTTCAGTGATTCAATCGTATCAAAGGAAATGGAAGTTATCTTTAAACCAGCTGGCATGTTTTTCACGGAATGCCTGTCCAGTTTAGGACACTGGCTACTGCTCAACCTGCCTGATATCATGGGCTACGTCACTGTTGCGTCAGGCGTGCTTATCATCCTGACAGGCATGCTAGGTAAGGCTAACGTGACTAAAACCATGAGTTGGTATGCAGGACTTCTCATCGTAGCTGTAACGGTGCTAGGAGGTGCGAAATGAAGACATATAGAGTTATCCCTCATAGCGGCATTACGAACCACAACAGGCGACTGTGGCGTTCTATCCATACTATCGGTGAGCAGGTGCAGTATGACGTTGTAATTGGGCATAAGAAGATTGAATTTTATATCACAGGTTCGGAACGCCTAAAGCGCAAACTAGAGAATAAACTAGCCATCACTTTAACGGAAGCAGAACTGCCGCCTATACGCGGACAGGTGCAGGAGATACGATATTTGAAACATGATATCTTTTCGCTGAATACAAACGCCAACGAATCACAGACACCGCTTTCCTCTATACTAAACGCCGCGGACGATTTAATGGAGGGAGACATGGCTCGGCTCTCCTTCTCTCTTACTCCTGAACCTCGTAAGAAGTGGGCGAAGAATGCGCAGTGGACGATGGAGAAGCTACAAAAGGGCAAAATACCGCAACGTGCCAACCTTTCTATGGCAAAAGTATTACCGCTAATACAGACAGGGTTTGCCGCTATTACCAACGAGGTGAATGACTTTGTTACGGAAACCTTCCAAGCCATAGATAACATGTTCTTCAATAGTAGTAAGAAGTTTAGCCGTGGCAAGGTAATCAATAAGGCATATGGACTGGAAGACGAAATCAATGCGCGGAAGTTATCAGGCGCTTCACTTGAGAAGATGAACATACCTGTCTTCAGAACGCATATACACGCGATAGCGACGAATGAAGACGCAATGGAGACATTAACACTTGCTCTTAGTGAAACGGCAGGAGACAACGAATTATACGGTAAGAAAGTGAAAGAATATAAGATACCAAAGTTTGATCCTGATGTGAATTTAATGAGTACGGACGAAATAAGTAAGCTATGTTTGCAGCTACCTAGCGGGGAATTACAACGTAAGTATGCAGACGAATTGAATGTAAAACGGAAAGTTGAAACCGACATACCTTCAGCAGTTCGGAACGAGAAGAACCTATTAATCGGTCATGCAGAATATAAAGATAGTAAAATACCTATCTACCTGCCATGCGACCAAAAGGAAGAGTTTTATAGTGGCTATACGTTCATAGGTAAGCAAGGAGCAGGAAAGGATAATGCGATACAGAACTTTGTTTACCATGGTGCTATGCATCAAAATATCTCGTTTATTATTCCCGACTGGATATGCCAAAGCGGACACAATGGTATGGCGGACGGTATACGTGATTTATTGCCACCTGATAAGATAATCGACCTCGACCTATCGAATGAAGACCATATCATCCCTATGGACTTGACTGAGGTTATACAGAAGTTAGGACGCAAAGGGGCATCAAGGTTCGGGGATGAGATGATTGATTTTCTAAACGTTGAGGGCTTGGCACGTTCAAGCCGTTATCTGCGGGAAGCTGCTAAAGCGTCTGAGGGTTCGTTATACAACATGAAACGTATATTTGAAGACACGGCATATCGCGAAGAGGTTCAGCACAGATTAATAGACAAGGGAAATATCAGGCTAGCACAGGAGATTGAGAATTGGGGCGAACTTGACGGGAAGATAGATGCTATTATGAATAGACTCTCCATGTTCTTTGGTAATGACACGCTTCATGACATATTCGCTCAAGCCCCAAAGAAAGAAGTGGATTTCTCAAAATGGATGGGAGAAGGGAAGGTTATTATCATCCGTATGCCGAAAAGAAAACTAGGCTCATCTGCTAAAGTGTTAGCCCACTGGATTACATTAAAGGTTCTCATGACTCGTATGCTTATGAGTGAAGAAGATAAAGAGCGTAGCGGGTGTTTCATGATATTCAACGAACCTGAACAAGTAGAGAGTAAAGGCATGAGTGAACTGATGGGCAGAATCGCAACTGAAGGCAGGAAAGAAAGACTCGGATCAATCTTTGCTTTCCATCATTGGAATAAGCTGCCCGACCATTTGCAGGATAATCTCATCGCGGGCGGCGTGAATCAATTCTTATTCGCAAATGACCACAAGGGAACGTTTAAACGAGCAGAGGAACGTTTGCAACCAACCTTTACTTTAGAACAGGCAATGCAAACACCTAAGCATTATGCGATAGCGATCCTGAACACGAAAGAGCCGCTGCCCGCATTCCTTGTGCATATGTTGCCACCGATACCTGATAAGGATAGACATGACAATTCAGCGCTTACAAAGCGCCATGCTATGCAGTTCGGTAGACCTTGGAGAGAACTACAAAAACTTTTTTAATTTATTTTTCATAAAGGGGTTTACAATATATAAAGTAAGGTGTAATATAAGGTCATAAGCAAGACGGAAACAATTTAAAGGTGGTGACACCAATGAAAGAGTGGTACGTTAAAATGAAGCTATCGGGGATAGATTATAATATCCCCGTTACAGCGAAGGACAAGCATTCGGCAAAGGTGCAGGCTATCACATATGCAACTAAGATGGGATACATAAAGTACAAAGTATTAAATATAAGGAGGATGACGACATGAAGTTGAAACCTTGGGTAAAAGCTACACTCGTAGCAATGGGGTTAATCGCTTTTGGGTATGCCTTCACTTATGGTATGGCATTAGTAGTAGGTTAATAAAATCATATAAAAGGGGATAGTTAAAATGTTAAAAGAGAGAATCTCACATTTTCAAGCTAAAGTGGATACGCTACACGTAGAACAGGCAGAAGCACATGAAAGATTTAAAGCAGGACGAATGAAGAAAACAGAATTTAACGCTAGAACGGAGCAATATAGAAATACAGTAGACGTTTATGAAGCTAAAATTAAAAAATTACGTGCAAACCTTCCTGTTGAGGTAAAATGCACGAAATGCGGTAAGATGGCTATGAAAGCTATCCAAGTAAGGGACGAAGAAGGGATATTGCTTGCCGTGAAATACCATCATGAAATGATACCAACTGCGGGTTATGAGTGGATATGTACGCAAACGATGGAGTACCAACCAATCCACGATTATAAAGGATCAATTAAGAAGGAAATGGCAAAACGTCCCTACGCATTCAAGCAAAAAGGTAGTATGTCAAACTTGGACAGAATAACGCCTGACCATTATAGAAAGGTAGGCAATTAATATGTACGCTTTAAAATTCTTCACGAAATCAGGTTTAAATAGAGTGCTAGCAATGCCAAGTGAGAAAGCTTGTTGGTCCATCCTTGATGACATGCGTGTCAACGGGGCAGTAATACACATCGGACGTAAGGTTTATAGATTAGAAGATATGGAGAATGTTTGGATTGATGATAAGCAGGTATTCCCGCAACGATTGACGCAACCGATTACATTAGATATGGGGGTGAGAAGATGAATTATACTTTGGAAGTCCATTTGATTGACGGTAAGCATTATCAGTCTGAGGTTGCTATGCTAGTAGATACAGTAGAAGCTAGACTAGAATTTATTGAGAATCATATAGACAGCACAAACACGGTACTTGTACTGGACGAAACAGATGCAAATCATGAAATGTTTATAATGCTTAATACTATCACGGCATATGTGTGGAAAAGGAGATAAGGGAAATGGCAAAGCTAAAGGGGAAAATTAGTAAAGCTATGGTAGATAAAGCTAGGAAGAACGGTATCAGCAAAGAGTTATTGAGATACCGTATTGCAAAAGAATGGAATGTTACAAGGGCGGTCACTGAACCGCCTAGAAAGCAAGCACCTGCTGAAAGAAGTGATCCTGATTTATTGGCAGTAGCAAAGGAGAACGGTATTGACTCTTCTACTTACCGTACAAGGGTAAGAGATTTAGGGGTAGACCCGTATGAAGCAGCAGTTACAAAGAAGATGAGTAAGAAAGAGAAGGCTAGGCGTTCTAGTGAAGCACGCGGCGGGATACCTCGTCATCTCGTACAAGAAGCAGCAGCAAACGGCATTTCCTACATAGCATTGTATCGTAGATTACGAGTGTATAAGCCTGCATGGGATGAGCGCAGAGCAGTAACCGAACCGCCTTCTCAGGATAATGTACCTCGTATGAATCAAATATATAAAGTGGCTGAGAATCTAGGTATTGACTGGAAAGCTATCAGGTCAAAGCAACCTCATGGGCATCAGAAGCACGACCCTGTTATCCTAGCCATTGCTGAAGCAAACGGTATACCTTATGATACTTACATCTATAGAACGGTGACACGATCACCTGCTATGAGTCCACTGGATGCAGCAACAACTCCTGTTAATAAGTCGAACAGTAGGAAGAAGAAAGCACATGCCTAGAATGTACATTGCCTTTATGGATGAAATAGTGCCTAATGTAGCAGTGTCAAAGCCTTTGGACGTGTATAGAAGTGGTGGTCAATTGCGGCATGGCAAGCACGTAATAAAAGCGCTAGACAAACCAATACACGAAGATGGTAATATATACGTATACAGTTGGAATCGGTCGAACGCCGAAAATATATTAGTGAGGGAGTTTTTCAGATGTCAAACAAAGTAATCGTTTATAGCAAACCGAATTGCCCGAATTGTGAGCATGTTAAGTGGGGATTAGACGCACAGGAAGTGCCATATGAGGTTCGTGATATCGAAGCAAGTGAGAAGAACATGGAAGAGTTCAAGCAGTACGGCTTCATGAGCGCACCTGTAACAGTCTTCCCGAATGGTAGAGTAATGAACGGATTCCATCATGGAAAGTTTGTCGATGAATTACGTTTAATGGGGTATGACCTGTAAGAGATGCATATAATATACTAAATAACTTTAAAAGGGGATGTTTTACATGGATATTATGAAAAAAGTTGGTTATGGTGTTATAGGCGCTATCGTTTTAGGAGTTATCGCTACGGCGGTTTCTCCTGAACAAGAAGCAAAGACTGTACAGAAGGTTGCTGAAGTACCAGTAAGTACTCCTGCACCTAAGGCAGAGCCGTCTCCTGATCGTCCTACAGGTGATAAAGGTGTAACAGAGGATAACTATAATAAAATCGTGCAGGGCGATTATACAGGGGCAGGAGGTATGAGTAAGACAGAAGTATTTGATATGCTCGGTAATGCGGATACGTTCACCACTTCCAAGGTGAATAATGATACAATCGAATCTGCATCATGGAATACGAAGGATTACAAAGTAATGATTATGATTACATTTATGAATGGCAAAGTATCAAGTAAAACAATTACGAAACTATAAAAGGGGTAAGAGATATGACTAAAATTTATGACTCAATCGCTAATTTGTGCAAAGGGTGTAAAGATAATAACGCTACAATGAATCTAGTATTTGGATTACCGAATCATATGACACGTGTCCCTTGGTGCGGTACATGCAACTGTCCTGATACTTGGAACGGTGACCCTTTCCTGCATGCAGAGGGGTACATTAACGGTAAGTCGAAAGAGCAACTGGAATGTGGAGCACCTACTGGCGGAACAACAATTCAAGAACAATACACGGAAGCGCTATACAACCGACAACCGCATTATGAAGGTGGTATTGACCCTATCACGTTTGGTCAGGATAACCTGTCATCTGAAGAAATGAATGGCTTCTACAAGATGAACGTCATTAAGTACGTGGCACGTTGTGACCGTAAGAACGGCTTAGAGGACTTGCAGAAGGCTAGAGACTACTTGAACCTGCTGATTAAGTCTTATGAGGATACTCCTAAATCTGCTATGACTGATGAACAGAAACTCACAGTACGTGAAGCGACGTTATGTTATAAACGTGTAGTAGATGGAGATACGGCGATTGTAAAGCGACAGGACGTACTGGAAGAATTGGAGAGTATGTTAGAAGGCGTAGACTACTATATATCATCATGTGGCGATGGTACAACGTATGTGGAGTTATCACGATGACATACCTCGTAGTTGGACTGTTCACCGCGTTGTTAGCTTGTCTGTGGGTGCTAGTAGATAGCGACTTGCAGGGAGACCATTTGCAAAAGCATGAAGAGAGCGAGTAATCGCTCTTTTTATTTTTCAATAAGAGTTGCACAAACTTATACAAAGTGGTATATTATATACAGAAATAGAAAACGCTAGAGGGGACGTATTTATAAGAATAGAAAGATGGGTGGATTAAAATGAAGATTTACAAGTTGGCAGAATTTGCGTTAATGTTAAATGTATCAAGTGAAACCCTTCGCAGATGGGACAGATCAGGAAAGTTAAAGGCGTTTCGTACTCCAAGTAATCATAGATTCTATACGCATGAACAGTACGAGCAGTATATGAGGGGTAATAAATAATACAGGAGGGCAAAGGGATGGATGAGTTAGTAATTAGTTTAGGTAGTGGTCGTCGTAGTAAGACATGGAAACAACAGTATTTATCATGGGACGAGTTAGTTGCAAAGCTTTCCGTATGGGAAGAGAAGCGCGTAACTGTTGAAGAATACAAGAAATTGAAAGCAAGTAGGAAGCAGAAAGATATTACGTTTGTAGCGGATTTGAAGGATACAAAGGCGTTTGTAGGTGGCGCAATTAAAGGGGATAGAAGAACAAAGGAAACAGTCGAATCGCGTTCTATCCTTACGCTAGATGCAGATAACATCGACAACCAAGAAGAGTTCATGGCTAAAGTGGATGAGGTATTAGGAGATAACCACTACTTAATACATAGTACCTTATCGCACACACCTGATAATGTACGGCTGCGTTTACTCGTTCCTTTAAGTGAGGAAATAGACGCAGAGAAGCATGAAGCAGTAGCGCGTAAGATAGCAGACAATATCGGTCTAGAATACTTTGACCGTACCACGTTCGATGTAAACCGCCTTGTTTACTTCCCGTCTAAATTGATGGACGCTACTACAGTATGGCATGAAAGTCCTTACGGCTACGAACCGTTGGACGTTGACAGTGTACTAGGTGAGTACTTTGATTGGACGAATATGGGAGAATGGGCGCGCCATGCGGGTGAAGAAGAACGGAACGCCTTGCACAGGAAGAAGGACAACCCACTGGACAAGCCCGGTACCATCGGACTATTTAACCGCACATACAGTATCACAGAGGCTATTGCTACTTTCTTATCAGATAAGTATGAAGAGACGGACGATGGTACAGGTCGTTACACGTATGTAGGAGGTAGTACCGCAGGCGGGCTAGTAATCTATGATAATGACACGTTCTGTCACTCTCACCATAGCACCGATCCTATCAGCGGACAGATGGTTAACGCATACGACTTAGTGCGCATCCATAAATACGGTAATCTTGATTACGGTATGGGCGAGGCAGGTAAGATGGGTAAGATGCCTTCCGATATACAGATGAAAAAAATGATGGACAAGGATATAAATTGTAAAAAGCAAGATATACTTGAGCAACGCGCTAGTATGATGTCAGACTTCTCAGGTGAGGACTTTGACATAGAGGACAAGCCTGTCATAGTTGAGGATTGGGAAGCAGAATTGGACAGGGAAAACGGTGAATACACTCTTACCGCTAGGAACTTACGCCTTGTTCTAACAAAAGGACCTATGGATGGTGTGCTCGCTTACAACGAGGTAGCCCTACGACCTGTTATGCGTAAAGCACCTGCTTGGGCTGATGTAGATAATATTGAGTCTGATAGGGAACGATTTGAAGGGAAAACAGAAGTGAACTGGACCGACAACGATATGTTCCGTATGCAGGACTGGCTATTTGATAAGTACCAATTTAGAAATAAGGATGCTATTACATCAACTCTTATGACTGTGTGCCTTGAGCGCGCATATAACCCCCTGAAAGACTACATTAGAAGTTTAGAATGGGACGGTTCTCCTAGGGCTGAAACGCTCTTTATTGACTGGTTAGCGGCAGAAGACAACGAATATACTAGACAGGTGACGCGTAAGTCTCTGTTAGGTGCCATGTGGCGGGTATTCAAACCAGGTACGAAATATGATTATATGCCAGTACTTGTCGGACCGCAGGGCAATGGTAAATCATCGTTACTTAAAAAATTAGCGATAACAGATGATTGGTTCAATGATAATGTAAAAGAACTTAAAGGGAAAGAGGCACAGGAGCAATTACAAGCTGGGTGGATTTTCGAAATGGGCGAGTTAGACATCATGGGGAAAAGTAGTATTGAGGAACTGAAACACTTCATTACACAGACAACGGACAAGTTTAGGCAGTCATACGGGAAATTAGTAGAGCCTTATCCACGTAAAGCCGTATTTTTTGGCACTACGAATAGAACGGACTTCTTAATTGATAAGACTGGTAACCGCCGTTTTCTACCGATCACGACAGGTAAAATGCCAAAAGGGCAAGCACATTGGAACAAGCTTACAGGGGATGCAGAGAAACACTATTTCGGTCAATTATGGGCAGAGGTATATCAGTGGTACAAACAGGGTGAGGGCGTATTCCTAGATGACGACATGACGGAAGAAGCAATGAAGATGCAGAAGGCGCACACGTATGTCGATGACTTTGAAGAACTCTTATTAGAGTGGTTAGATGAGCCTGAAGAAGCGGATGAGTTTGAAATTGGAGAGCCTATGTTGCGCACAAAAGTCACGTCCCGTCAGATATATAAAGAAGTGTTAAACGGGCAGGAGACAACCGTGCCACGTAAAATAGGTAATCAAATTAAGATGATTATGGATGGCTTGCCTAATTGGGAATTTAAGAAGTCCATCCGTCATACAGACGAAACTGGCAAGGTAAGAGTATCTAGTGGGTATGAGCGGCGACCTATAAATATTTTACCTGCCACAAAATCGGAAGTGTTTCACACGGAAGGTATAGTAAAAGTTAACAACGATAACTTCATAACTAAGACTGATTTAGGTTACAAAAAGTTGTAGGATAGCGTAGGACAACGTGTAGGACAATATTTCTGTCCTACAAAGAGGTGTAGGACAGAAATATTGTCCTACACATATCCTACACCCTATCCTACGCCTTTCAGACCAGTCATATCAACGGTTCATTAAAAAGTGTAGGACTGTAGGACAATATTTTATATAATAAGTTTAAAGTAATAATATACTGTAATATAATATATAGTATATAATAAATATTATAAAATATAATAAATATTATATAAAAAGTATAGTATTATATATTATATAGAAAAATTGTCCTACAGTCCTACTAACCTACACAACTAATATATGCAAAGGGGCATGCATTATGCATACAGAAAATCAAATTGAAAATTATTTGAAGAAGCAATTCGAAAAGATAGGTGCGATAGTTCTAAAATTTACTTCACCAGGTACAAGCGGAGTGCCTGACCGAATTATCATCTTGCCTACAGGGGAGACAATCTATGTTGAGGTGAAAAAGAAAGGTGGGCTCGTTGCACCTCTTCAGCAATATTGGATAGACAAATTAAGAAAGCAGGGCGCAGATGCGTTTATTGTTTGGAGTTATGAAGATGTAGACAAACTACTTGATATAATATAAACTATTATGTATACGCAATAAAATAAATTATAGAATCTAAAGGAGTTGATGATATGCCTATATTTAAGCCACACCAATACCAAGCGCATGCAATTGATAGAATCATAGATACGCCGAATGTTGGATTGTTCTTAGATATGGGTCTTTAGCTAGGGAAGACAGTGAGTACCCTAACGGCTATAGACTTTCTGAAGAATGAAATGTTTGATATTGATAAGACTTTAGTCATTGCACCATTGCGCGTTGCGTCTGATACATGGGCAAGGGAGGTCGATAAGTGGGATCACATCTCACATTTAACGATTAGTAAGATTCTTGGACCTGCTGAAAAGCGTTTAGCTGCACTGAAGGAAGATGCGGACATATATGTCATTAACCGTGAGAACGTACCTTGGTTGGTGCAGCAGATGGGCAAAGACTGGATGTTTGATACAGTAGTTATTGATGAGTTGTCATCCTTCAAGAACCCATCTTCTAAACGTTTCAAAGCATTAAAGCGCGTAAGACCTCATATAAGCCGTCTAATCGGGCTTACAGGAACGCCTGCACCGAATGGACTGTTAGACCTATGGTCGCAGATATACCTGCTTGACGAGGGCGCTAGGCTCGGTAAAACGATAGGCGGATACAAGGATAGATATTTCAATGCAGGTAAGCGTAATGGACATGTTGTGTATGAGTGGAAAAAGAAGCCGTCAGCAGAAGAAAACATTTATGCCGCAATAGATGATATTGTTATCTCGATGAAAGCTGAAGACTGGTTAGATATGCCGCCTAGAATTGACCGAAATTATGTCATTTCACTCGATGAAGATTCTAAGGCACGTTACGACCAATTAGAGCGTGATCTGCTCTTACCAATGCAAGGAGCCGATATTATTGCTCAGACGGCAGCAGTGCTTAGTATGAAGCTATTACAGCTATCCTCAGGGGCTATCTACGATGAGGAACGAGGTATACATTTTGTACATGATGCAAAACTAGACGCATTGGAGGATATTTATGAGGCTGCTAACGGTAGGCCTATCATGGTGTTTTATAACTACAAACATAGCCTTGAGCGCATACAGAAGCGTTTCCCGAAAGCCCGTGTACTACGTAAAGGGAAAGAAGGGGACAAGGATATAGCAGATTGGAATAATGATAAAATTGATATGTTCTTGCTTCATCCGAAATCAGCAGGACACGGTTTAAACCTGCAAGAATCGTCTTGTACAGATGTTGTATGGTTCGATGTCACTTGGAGTCTTGAGGAAGACCAACAGGCGAATGCGCGTGTACATAGACAAGGGCAGAAGAATACAGTTGTGATTCACAAGATTGTGGCAGAAGGTACGATTGATGAAGATGTCGTATCAGCGATTGGCAAGAAAGCCGATACTCAAGATGAATTAATGCAAGCAGTGAAAGCTAGGATAGAGCGCGTTGCAACGTGAGCATTGCAGAAACATTGCATTGCCATTGCATTGCACTGAAAAAGGTTGCAAACATTGCATTGCCATTGCATAATAGGTATAAGAGTAGTTCCATTCCGGCGTACGTTCTGTGCGCCACCTCCTGACGTTTCTAGGTTGCGCGGTTTGTTATCCCCTTTCTGCGACAGGTTCGACTCCTGTGAACGTCTTACATATTACATGAAAGAAGGTGAATACT